GGTTTTGAATGTGTACACCTACGGGACACTGCGCCTAGTGTATTAACACTTCCATGAATGCGTTGATCGTCTTTGACCATTTTCATCCAAGCATTCTTCCCTTCTGCAAGCTGGCCGATTAGCTTAGTGACGTTAAAGTAATGTGCTAGTATCTTTCCCTCTTTGAAGTCAAGTTGCTCTAATACTTTCTCGTTTACAATAGGCGTATTGTGTTCGGTAAACTCAGTTGGTTTCCAGTTGTAAACTTCCTTTAGCCACCGTGCGGTATGTTGTCTGCTACTAGGATTATAATGGATATCAACATAGCACCCCCATTCACCAGCCTCATTGAAGTGGTAGCCTAGGTTTTCTTGGTTAATCAAGACTTGTGATTTCTGACCATCTTTCTTAGTAGCTGTTTTAGGATAGGTTTTAGGCATCCAAGTTTTTAATGGTGTAAATACTTTTAATAGCTCAGTCTCTGCTTCGTCAACTTCCTGTAGAAGTTCAACGTGTAGCTTCTGAGCCTTCTCAATATCAAACCAAACTCCGTATTTCTCTTGTCTATTAATGATCTGAGCAAACTCATGCTCAAGCCTAATAGCCTCATCAGGTATTTTACGGCTCTCTAATTTTTCGAATAGAGCGTATGTTACCTCAGAGTCTTGTCGGCAGTATTCAACCATCTCAGGTGTTAGTATATCCCACTGTTCCTCATATTCACCTTTCAGCTTACGAAGTCTATAACCCCAAGCCTTTAGACCGTGACCACCTTTAAACTTAGGTGGTATTGATTTACGATTAGCGTCTGCCATCAACATATTCGGGTAAGCTAGTCGGCTCATTAGGAGTGTATCCAAGCAAGCTTTGTACGTCCACTTAGGAAATATTTTTTCAATAGCTGGGATATCGTAGTTAATAATATTGTGACCAATGATAACATCAGCTTCGCTTAAAATAGCTAGACCTTGTTGCAGCGTACCATCAGACCCTTCAATATTTTTAGACGTATATACTTTTGTAGCACCATCATCTACTTTGATGGAAATACAATGGATTTTTTTTAATTCGTAATACAGACCATTAGCTTCAATATCAAAAATCGCTCTCATCGTTGCCCTCTGTCTGTTCTATCTCGAACTCTTCATCTAGTTGGTGGACGATACCAGTGTCTTTGTCGTATAGAAAGCCCACTGTCTTGCCCGTAGCGGCCCCACTGAAACGATCCTTAAGTACCCTGATAAGCCCCTTGTTGCGTTCTATGGGGTCTTCGTGCAAAGTGTTACGCTCGATACCAAACATCGCATAGGCCCACCGCATGATAGCCCTAGAGCCTGTAAACTGCCCTTGCTCCGTAGTGCCACCAGCTTCGTGACTTGGCCCAGATTTAGGTGGGTTCAAGTGTGATACTAGCAGCACCCAAATGTCGAGCTCTTTTGCAATCCCAGCTACTTCGGCCATCAGTGCATCCAAGTTCCTACGTTCATCTGTAGCATGGGCATTTAGTGCAGTAAGGTTATCAATGTAAACAATACGACACCCGTAGTTGTGGTACATATATCGTATCTTATCGCTTATAGTAGTCCAATCGTTGCTGCCAAAATTATCAAACATAAACAAGTTATCTTGAAAGCTTGTGACAGTTGCAATTAGCTTATCTTTGTCTGGGTTAGCATTTGGTAAGTGGTAGTGGATACCATCAACCTTACCAGCTGCCCGTAGTAGAGTTTCTTTAGTTGATTGCTCAAGCATAAAGGTAGCAACTTTCCAACCCTCTTTTAAGTCAAAAGCTAACTGGCTCATAACGAAGTCTGTCTTGCCTACACTTACACCAGCACCAACCACAACAACCTCACCAAACCGTCTGCCATACAACATACTCGTTAGTTTGCTGTAGCAATACGGAAAGCCAATTTCGATAGGCTCTGCGACTGAATCAATTAAGTCTAAGGGTCGAACAATGTCATCTGGTTGGTATCTCTCAGCATTGTAAAACGCATTCACAACACCAGCTTTACCTTTGTAGACCAACACATCACTTGCATCTTTGTGATCTGGGTGACGTATAATACGCACCTTGTCAGCAGGGAGAATGGTTACGCATTCTGCTACTGCTTGTCTACCAGCTTCATCGTTATCGAACCAAAGATAAATTTCTTCGTGTCCTGTTAGCCATTTTAGTTGTTGGGCTATCTCTTTCTTAGCTGAGTTACTACCGCCTTTAACGCTAACAACGGGATATTTTCCATCGAATGCTGTTGCGACTGATAAGGCATCAAGCTCACCCTCTGTAATCACAACCTTCTTACCTGTACCACCCCATAGCTGTTGACCGAATAGAGTTGCATCCTTAGTATCACCAATAAACTTAAAAGTTTTGTCGGGATAGCGTAGTTTTTGTGCAACAATTTCTTTTTCATCATTGAAGTAGTTGGCAATGTGGCACATAACTCCATACTTATCCTGACCTATACCATAGCGATACTGTCTGGCAATAGTATCAGGTATCTTTCGCTTGGCTAGTGCCTGATATTCGTATGCTAGTAAGTCCATTCTATTGCCCCTTGTCCTAGTTGTTACGGTAAGTGTCGCATCGTCATCCTTTGTCCACTTACTACAGGCAAAGCAAAAATGGGTTCCGTTTGAGTAGCTGGCATTAGCATCTGAGCTGCCGCAACTACCGCATGGGCCGTGATGTAGGAACTGACTTTCTTCATTAATCATACTCATCCTCTTCAACAAAAGAATTAACTAAGAATGTCTCTTCATTTAAAAATTTATCATAACCGCGTAGTGCTCTATCATATGCCTCTGCCCTTGTTAGGCTACTGTCCTCATACATTAGGTCAGATACACGATCACGAATGTAGTCCTGTTTATTCATCATTTAGCACCTCAATTATAACGTCACATCTTGGATTCTCCTTATCAACACCACCAAACTCATAGCGTATCTCGCTCACGAAATGGTAGTTGTCATCCTCAAGGATATTAAATTCAACCAAAGCATCGTGGGTAAACTTTGTGACTACGCTTCCCACATTATCAATATCGAAGGCTCGTTTAGTTGGGTAATAAATTATATACGTCACCCGACACACCCCCACGACTGGCTTTAGTTTTCTAATAACCTCTGCTACTTCAATTTTAAACAGCTTCTTTAACTGGTTGTTAAGTTGAAACTGCCAATTCCTATAGCCGTTGAGGTTGAGATAGTAAGTTTTCTTTTTTACTAACCCAACCTCTAGCTTTATAGGCACACTAAATGCCTGTTTCTCCACTAGAAATCTGTTTCTTCATTGAAGTTATGGTAGGATTGCGAAGTGTTGGACTCAAAGCCGTCCTCTTCCTCAAACCCATCATCGTTGCTGCCAAAGCTAACAAGCTCAATGATCTGCATTTTAGTCCAAATCATACTAATGCCTACCTCTTTGGTATTTGCCATCGTGTAGGGATTGGCGTAGGCAGCACAGCGGATGATCGAACCATTACCAACTAGCGGCACAGGGCTCACAACCTCTTTCTTAGCGTCCACAACCACAACACGGTCTTGTTGGCCTGTCTCTGAGCGTTTGTCGATATCTTTCAGCTTGAGCTTTAGGATAATCATACCAGTTGGTGCGCCATCTTGGTCAAACTCAGGTGTACTAACAGCCCTTGGTTGATACTGAGCCCCTTTAGCTCCCATCGACTCTTTGGTTTCAGCAAGCGCCACATCGCGTAGTTGCTCTAGTTTATCCAAGAAAGCCAAAACGGAAGGGTCGTTTGGGTCACACACCAATGAGGTTGAAAACTCACCATCTGCATTATATTTACGATCAGGTTCTACTACCTTACACCACATAGCCTTACCTTTAGGTGTTACTACGTTCATGCCTTTTACTGCGAAAGGTTTAGTTGGTTTCATAGCCATTTGTTTCTCCTTTAAATAGCTTTAAGTTCTTATAGTATAAACTACTATAGTTATCTTAGTAGTAATAGTCAAAATATCTTTAAGATTCTTAAAGAGAGTTCAACTAGAATGTCGTTTCTTTTAAAGTTAGCTAAAAATATACTCACTTTCAGTAACTTCATTTAGGTTTAGCGTATTAATCATTATACTGTCAACAGGTTTTTCGAATTTAGGATGTACTTGATTAATAAACTTCTTTAGAGGCTCACATTCAAATAATTCAATATATGCCTCACGAACTCGTTTGTTTAAATGCTCAACAAAAGTAATGGGAACACCATAACTATCATGTATTAGGTGAAAGTCAATACAACCATCTGCTTTTAATTTAGCTACAGTATGGGAAAGCAAAGTTGCGTCAAGACTATGGATGAAATTTGGTGCTATACCATTAATCATTTTAATCTGATGTAACTCGTTTACTGCTTTCCTAATAGACAGTTTACCGATTGGTGTGGTTATCCTTTCAAGCTTTGTATTGTGTATTTTCTGTAGGACAGGAAAGTTTGTAATAGGTGTGGTAAAGAATATCCACTTACCGTCCCTCACAACGTCCTGTGTGACCTCTTTGAGGTATTCCTGACCTACCCTAGCCCCTTTCACTACATCCGCTATAGCGCGGTCGTTGAGCCCTGTAAGAAGCTTTGCTACTAACCACGTTTCACCTACCCAAAATCTTTTATTATCATTTTCCATATCAGATAGTTCGATTTTAAGTTGTTCGTACATCCCAAAGCGAGTGACTGAGTATGGTTGGGTCATTGTATTACGTTTGGTTAGTTGTCGAGTGATCTTACCCTTGATACTATCAGCAATAGCTTGCGTTGATACC